CACACTGTCGCACAGATAGCGCAGATGTACCTGCGAGCGTCGTTGCAAATTGGTTTAATCAGCCTGTTATCAATGTTGATGTTGATACAAGTGCTGTAACTGTTACAGCAGCATTGCGTGATACACCTTACAATGACCTTGTAATCACAGGTACAAAAGCAAGCGGCGCATCATTCAATTTTGCAGCATCAAGTATCAAACTCGGTCAGAATTTGATTGTAACCGATACAAACGGTGCAATCGTAGAAGGTACTTTTGCGGTAGGCGCAGCGTCAACAGCTCCTACAATCACATTCACGCCTGCAGAGGGCGCAAATACAATTACAAATGTAGTTGTAACAAGCGGCGTAAAAGACACTTACAATGTAGGTGTAACGCCTATTGCGATTAACTTGACCGCATAGAAAAACTGAAAAAAAACAGTTGAAAAACAAGCCCTTTAAGTGTATACTATTTTATACAGTAGGGCTTGTTTTTTTATAGCCTAAGTTATAAGGGGTTTTTATATGGCTGAAAATGAACAGTTAGAACAGGTTATTCCTAATGTTTACACATTGAACATTAAGGGAAAAGAAAGAGTGTTGAAGTTTGGTAATAGAGCTTTGGCAGAAATCGAACGCCGTTACGGCACTTTGTCAAACTTTGACAAGTTGCAGAAAGATATGGAAACGAAACCAATGGAAACAATTCCGTGGTTGTTTTCAATCTGCGTAAAAGATAAAGAGGGAATTGGTGACACTGTTGACGACATTCTCGACGCTTTTGATGACAGCGACTTGCTTATAAATGACATTGCAGAAAAACTCGGAGAAGCTATGAATTCCGCAATGTCAAGACTGAATAACAGCGGCAAAAAAAAAGCGAAGATAAAGGCGATGGCTTAATTCCGTGGACTTACCTGTTAACTGAATGTATTTTAATGGGTAAGTCCGAAGAGTGGTTTTGGGATTCTGAACTTAGGATAGTTTGGAATATTATTGCAGAAAAAAGACGATTAGATGAGATAAAAATGAAAAATCAAGCTATCTATATTGCTTCTTATGTATGGGGAAAAGACCCCGATGATGGTAATGAAGATAAAGAGGTAGCTGGTAGAGATAAACCAATAAATCCTGAAATGTTGCGAGGGTTATTTTAATGGCTGTAGATATGTCGATTAGTGCGGAGTTTACCGCAGATAGTAAAGGCTTTACAAGTGGCATAAAGAAGTGTCAAGACGCTTTGTCGGGTTTTGGCAAGTCATTAGAAAAACTTTCTAGCAATGTTTCAAAAGGATTAAAAGGGTGGGGCGTTGATTTTGAAAAGTTTTATTCAACAGGCTCTGGCGTTCTTGACAAATTCGGAATAAGCGTTGATACTTTTGCGGCAAAACTAGGAACGACTGGACCCGTGATAGCAGGAATAACAGCTGTTACTGTTGCTGTCACTAAAATGGGACAGGAATTCAATTCTGCTATGGCAGAAATCGCAAAAGGTACAGGGGCGACAGGCGAAGCACTTGTAGAGTTTAACGGAAATCTCCAAAACCTTATGATTTCGGGTGTTGGTTCGTCAATGGCAGATATTGCAACTAATATTGCCGATGTGAATACACGTTTTGGGGCTACAGGGGAAGAGCTTGAAACACTTGTTGACCAGTTTGACCAATTTTCAAACGTAACAGGGCAGAACGTACATCAAGCAGTTAATGATGTTGCGGACGTAATCAACAAATGGGGAATGGAAACGAAAGACATAAAGCCATTGCTTGACCAGCTTACAAAAGCGGGACAGGATAGCGGCGTTAGCGTTCAATTCCTCGCACAAACACTTACACAATCAAAAACAGTTTTTTCACAATTTGGAATGAGTGCAACTACTTCTATAGCATTTGTAGAACAACTTGCAAAAGCAGGTGTAGACACAAATACAGCTATGACAGGAATGCGATATGCACTTTCTAAGTTTTCGGCGGAGGGAAAAAACAGTCAAAAAGCATTTGCAGAAATCGGCGACGCAATCAGAAACGCAGAAACGGATTCAGAGGCGTTGACTATTGCACTAGAAGCATTTGGTTCTAAAGCTGGTGCAGAAATGATTAACGTCTTTAGAAATGGCAAATACTCTATTGATGATTTCACAAAGTCTTTAAGGAGTGCGGGCGGCGTTGTAGAAGCAACAGACAGAGCAACGAAAACAAGTAAAGACGCTATGGCGGAATTACTGAATACCTTAAAGGGTATGACATCGGGGTTCGGACAGGGTTTTGATGTCATATTCAGAGATTTGCTTAACTCATTCCAGATGGTAGCGGGTGCTGTAGCTCCAATTATACAGCCTATAGGGAATATTTTTAGAGATATAGCAATTACAGTAGGAGCAGTTGTAAAAGAAATTGTATCTTATGTTGTAGAACTTCATACACGATTTAATGTTGTTTTTAAGGCTGTAGTAGGTGTACTGAATAAAGTTTACAAAACTATTCATAAAATTTTAGACAACGTTTTATCTGTATTTCAAGACGTATTCGGGTTAATTTTTGCAATACTTGACGGTAAATGGTCTTTAGCGTGGGAATATGCAAAAAATGCAATGTTGAAAGTTTGTGATACTATTTTACAAGCTCTTTCTTTTTGGTTAAACCTTATGAAAGAGCCTGTAAATGGATTTATAAAATATGTTATCAATCCACTTATTAACGCGTGGAATTTTCTAAAAAAAGATAAAGTAGAAAAAATAGAACCTATAGGAGAAATCGACCTTTCGGGGCTTACAGGCTTAACAAGTGCGATTACAGAAAGTAATAAAAAAATAGCTGAGTTAACAGGCAAAACAACTGAAAAAATTACAGGTGATTTAGGAAAAGTAAAAGATGTTGCAACAGATGTAGCGACAAGTGTAGAAAATGGTGCTTCTAATTCTCTAAAGACTGTATCACAGTGGGAGCAAAAACTCAAACAACAGGAAATTGACCGCCTTGAGAGAGAGAAAGAAAACGCTGTAATTAAAGCAGAAAATGAAAAGAAATCTGAAAAGGAAATCTATGACATAAAGAAAGGCTATGATGATAAAATCATTGAATTACAAATACAGAAACTTGAACTCGATAGAAAAGCCACACTTGAACAGATTACAGACGCTAAAGAAATAAAGCTTATAAATGATTATTATGACAATGAAATACTTGCACTCAAAGAAAAGAATGTTGAACGCATAAAAGAAATACAGAAACAGGCTTCTCAATGGGAAGCAAAACTTCTTGCACAAAGAATTGCAATTCTCGAACAAGAAGAAGATATGAAAATTGAGGAAGCAAAAGCAGCAGGAAAAACAGAAAGAGAAATCTATCAGATAAGCAAAAACTACGGTAAAAAGATTATCGAGGAAAAAACTAAACAGCTTAATAACCAAAAGGTTATAGATTTAACTATGGCTGCAGGTGCTGCTGATAGATACAATATTGAAAAATACTATGAAAAACAGATAACGTATATTACTAATCAAGAGTATAACAAAAGAAAAGAAGCTCATAAAAAAAATAATGAAGAAGAAGGTGACGATGAAGAAAGTAACCTTGCTAAAATAGTTCACTATGTAGGGGCGGCAGTTCGAGCTATTGGTAATGTATTCGGCAAGCTAACACAGGTTACAAAAAAAATTGTATCGGGTGTTGCAAAATCAGTTAAAGTCTTATTTAGCTCTATTACAGCGTTTGCAAAAACGGCTTTTAACGGAATGGTAAAAGTTGGACAGCTTGCTTTTAAGGGTTTTACAGGTGTATTCAAGGGAATAGCAAAAGGCTTTAAGAGTGCATTAGATTTCAATCCCGATGCCGCTTTAGACAGTTTACTTGCTTTTGAAGACAAAATACTCACGTTTTTTGTTGTAACACTCCCTCGATTGCCTAGCTTTTTCGAAAGCGCAATAGGTTCTATAGTCAATCTCATAGATAGACTTATTTCTAGCGTAGATATGAGCAAGATTGCAGAAATTATGCAGTCAATCATAAACACTATAGCAACGTATGCGCCTATTATTATTCAGAAAGCCGTGCCATTTATTGCGGAATTATTCACTACAGTAGTTAACGCAATTATAGCTAACGCCCCACAATTACAACTCGCACTAAGTCAAATTATTAAGAGTGTAATGGCTTACTTGCCTACAATCTTGAATAGCCTTATAGATTTAGGCGTTACGATTTTGACATCTATTGCAAATGTACTTGTAGAAAATGCGGATATAATCGTAAACGGATTCGGTCAAGTGTTTATTCACTTGTTCGACAATTTACCTACGATTATGCAAGCTCTAAGCAGTGTAGTATTAACACTTTTACAGAGTGTCTCACAGTTCATTTTAGCAAACCAACAGCAGATAACTAATGATATTTCAAACACTATTGCGGTTGTTATCGAAGCAGTTAGCACATTTATTTCAAATGGTGGTGCTAAAACAGTTTTAGGGGCTGTTGTAAATCTCGTAAAGGGGCTTATACAGGCGGTAGTAGATAACATACCTACATTAGTAGAAGCTATAACAGGCATTATTCCCGATATAGTTAACGCTATCGGGGAAATCGTTATGGCGGTTATGGATAATTTGCCTGTAATTCTAGGTTCTCTTGCGAAAATTATCTTGACGCTTAT